CGTGTAGTGCAGGCGGTGGCACGGGTAGCACTTGACCTCCGGCGGCGGCGTGACCGCTACCGTGTTGCGCCAGTGCTTCGTGAGGTTCTCGACCGACGAGTGCGACAGCAGGCACACCTTGCCCACGCCCGACTCGAAGCCCACCGCGTTGAGCACGCCCGTCTCCGGGCCGACCACGCAGCCGGCCATCGTCGCCAGCGTGAGCGTCTCGCGGATCGACAGGTTGCCAGACGCGCAGCGCACGCGCGGCTCCATCTCCCAGCCCTGCTCGAGGATCGCGCAGGCCTCGTCGCCCACCAGCACGAAGACCGCATTGGGGATCGACAGCAGCACCTTCGCCATCGCGTTGTCCTGCCACGGGTAGGCCTTGTGATGGGCGGACCCGGACAGCGCCCACAGCACGACGAACGCATCATCGGGGAAGTGCCGGCGCAGGTAGTCGCGCGCCCAGCCGGCCTCCTCGTCGGACGGGTAGAAGCGCGCCTCCGACTTGTAGGGGAGCTCGGCCAGCGCCGCGGTGAACTCCAGGTAGTTGACGTTCAGGTGCTTGCGGCGCACCGCGTCCGGCCAGCCGTGGTTGGCGCGTCCAGGCATCGCCAGCAGCGTGCCCTCGACCGACTCCGACAGGTTCACGAACCGGGTGAACCTCGACTCCCAGGCCTTCCAGTAGGCCGGGAGCTCCGCGTTGGGCACCTGGTCATGATCCTGGATGACCCACTCGTCGACGTGCGGGTCGTGCTCGAGGATGTCCTGGCCCTTGGGCGTCGTCATGAAGGCGACGTGGTAGCCCTGCCGCTTGAGCGCAGGCAGGATGTTGGCCGCCTGCAGCTGGTCACCGAAGCCACCGTAGCGCACGACGCACACCGACTTCTCCGGATGGCCCGGGGCGACGTCCATGCGGCCATCGTCGGTCTTGCGGTAGACGCGCAGCGCGCCCTCGCCCATCGGCTCGCACAGCACGCGCAGCCAGCTGCCGCAGTCGGACATGGCGACCGAGAGCTCATGCAGGCGCGGCTGCGGCGAGGCGACGACCAAATGGCCTCCAACACGCAGCTTGGCCCACCATGCCGGAGCATCGTCGATGCCATGCAGCGCGACCACGAAGTCCAGATCACCGTCGTCGAACGGCAAATTGCCGGTCGGATTGCCGGTCGGCTCGACCTCCATGCCCGGACCGTAGCTGGTGAAGTGCGGGAACGACTTGCCGCCGACTTCCACGCCCAGCCCGCGCGTGAACGGCACGGCCAGGTACTTGGCGCGCGTGGTCGCGTCCATCAGGCCTCGCCGTCGGCCAGTTGCGCTGCGAGCTCGGGGTTCTCCGGCGCGGTGGCCGGATCCGCGGCCGGCGCTTCGGCCGTCTGCTTGCGCGGCCCGCCCGATTTGCGGCCGGCCGCATGCTTATCGGCCGGCGCTTCGTCCTGCTCGCCGCACTGGCGGCCCTGCGTGTCGAAGAACAGGCCGTCCTGCTCGTAGGAGGCGCCTTCGTGGACGGGGTAGATGGTGCCGAACGGGCGGCTGCGGTCGAGAGTCTTCATGCGCGCCTCACTTGCGCCCATCGCCGCAGGGCATCGACTTCTCGGCCGGGTCCGACTTCGTGGCCGAGCCCATCGCGCCGAGCCGGTTGGTGTCGTCGGTGCCCAGGCCCATGCCGTCGGCGTGCGTGGCGTGGCCGGTCATGCCGGTGGAGGTGCCGCGGTCGGGCATCGGGCGGTCGTCGCCCTGCAGATGCCCGCTGGGCCGGTAGTGCTGCTTCATGCGTGTCTCCGGTGAAGTTCGGGGATGATGAACCGCACGAAGCAAGATGCCCGTTGTTTCCCGGCGCACGCATGAAAAAGCCGCCCGCAGGCGGCCTGGCGCGTGTCTCGCGGGCTGCTACACGATCACCAGCGCCTTGCCGGTGTCGTTGAGCAGCATGAAGCGCGGCGCGAACTCCATCACCGCCTTCGTGCATCCCTCGCAGTCCGGCGTGTTGAAGTCGTCGAACAGGATGAAGCCGCCCTTGACCATCCGGGCCGGCATGGTCAGCAGGATCGCCTTGGTGCTCTCGTACTGGTCCGCGTCGGCATGCACGAAGCCCACCGGCGGCATGTCGACCAGGGTGTCGGGGAACAGCCCCTTGACGACGGTCGCGCGCGGGATGAGTGCCTGCACCGCCTCCGCGCTGGTGTCGGCGAACTTGCCCACCGGGTTGCCGGTGTCGAGCTCTCCGGCGTATGGGATACCGGTGAACGTGTCGTAGAGGTAGATCGGATCCGGCCGCACCTCGGAGAGCGCGAGCGCGGACCCGCCCTTCCAGACGCCAATCTCGACCGTGGCGCCGCGCGGCGCGCGCTCCGCGTAGTAGATCAGCGAGCGGATCGCGGCCTCGGGGATCGCCGACGTCGCCTCGCGGCCCGGCCCGCACTGGATCAGCGTGCTCAACGCTCCCACCCACGCGGCCGGCCGGCCACGCCGCCTTCCACGATGCCGAAGGGGCTGGGCGTGGTGTCGGCCTCGCGTTGCTTGAGGAAGCCGCGCTCGAGGTCGGAGGCACTGGTGTCGCATCCGCATCCGACGTCCAGGCCCACGGTGATGTTGGCGCCGCGCGGGGTCGACAGGTCGTCGGGCCGCGCGCCGAAGGGTTGCTTGAACTTGTCCATCATGCTCTCCTGATGATCGGGGTTGACGGCAGGGTGAGGTCGGGCCGGACATGCTCCCATCGCTCGCCTCGCTTGATCTTGCTGATAATCGTCTGATGCACGCCGAACTGCCTCCCGATCTCCACTTGCGAAAGACCGGAGTGATTCAGCAGTACCTTGATCGCTTCGACTTGCCCCGGCGCTAAGACGGCCCGAGCGTTGCGCTCTCCGCGAAGATGCCGACCCTTCGACTTCATGTCCTGCAGGTTGTCCTTGCAGGTTCCGATCGACAGGTGCTCCGGGTTCACGCACCCAGGGTTGTCGCAGGAGTGCAGCAGTTGCATCCCGCGCGGGATCGGCCCCTTGAAAAGCTCGTAGGAGAAACGATGCGCGTAGACGTTGCGCCTGGTGCCCGGCACCCGAAGCTGGCCGTACCCCCTGCCAGCGGTCGAGGCCGTCCACAACCAGCACCCCGTCTTCGCGCATCGCTCCCACTTCGCGTCGAATCGTTCCCTGAGAACCGCCTGCGTGCCGTCCATCGTAGCCTCCACGGAGCATTGCGCCCCGTGGAGTATACGTCAGAACGGTATTACGCTGCGGAATCCCATTTGACGATCCTTGCCTGTGCGGCGGCAGTGTGTACCAACCCAAAACCGCCAATATAATACCAGGCGATGCCGCGCGACCGGCCGAAGTCGGTCGGGATCTTGCCGCGCATCTCCTCGGGCACCGCGATCCCCTCGGCCACGGTGTCGTCGCCGAAGAAGAACGCCCAATTCGACTTGCCGCCCGACCAGGCGGCCTTGCCGATGTTGGTCTGCTCGACGAAGCGGGTGCTCTCGTAGCGGCCCATCTCGCCGTTCAGGATCATCTGGAAGCCGGCATCGACGTACTGATGCACCGCCTCGAGCTCGTTCTTGAAGACGCGGAACGTGCTCGGGTGGGCCAGCGCGGCGTAGTCGTCGCCCATGTAGGGCGGGATGTTCCGCTCCTTCATCAGGTCGACGATAGCCTTCACATGCTCCTTGCCCAGGGCCACGCCGTTCGTCGCGGTTGCGGTGCCGTTGGTCGTCAGCGTGACCGAGTTGGTCGACGTGCCGGCCGTGGGCACCACTCGCAGCGGGGTGGTGTTGAACTGCGCGTGCGCCGCGATGTCGAAGGCTTTCTTCGCATCGTTCTTCAGCACCTTGTTGATGACTTCCTTGACCGGGTGCTCGGACAGGTCGTCCAGCTTGCCGGTGTACGGGACGCTGTTCCCGTACTCGGTGATCGTCATGGTGCCCTGGGTGATGACGAAGTTCGTCTCGGGCATTGCGGTGCCTTCCGCCAGGGTCGTGCCCTGCGTGGCGACGTCGCTGTAGACGTTCCAGTGGAAGGTGTCCCCCTTGCCCTTGCCCTGCGCGGCCGCGTCCTTGACGTCGGCGAACTGGCGGAACTTCACCAGGGGTTGCGTGGCGTGCCGAAGCACTTTGCTCAGGCGGTCCGAATACATGTAACCGCCGAGCGAGTTGGTAGCCCAAAGCTGACCGGACATGCTCTCTCCTTGAAGACTAGGTTGCGGTCAGCGCCCTGCCTGCGGACGTTCCCCGCGCCGGGCGGCGGCCATGTCCGCGATCGTCATCGACCGCTGGGCCTCGCTCGACTCGGGGGAGACGCGCGTCTGCGCGGCACTCACCGATCGTCCGACCGGGATGTCCAGGTCGGCCTTCCTTGCTCTCAGGGTTTCCTGGCGGTTCGTGGCCGGAGCCTGGTTCCCGTTGCCGGCCTGCGGCACCTCGTACCCGAACTGCTGGTAGACCGACCGACCGGCCTCCTCCAGGGCTTCCTGGAAAGGCCTGCCTTCGGCGCGGAGCCGGTGAAGCTCCGCATCGGCGGCCTGCTGCAGCCACGGGTTGGAGGCGATCCGCTGGTACGTTCCGAGGAACTTGTCCAGTGCACTTCGCTCGTCCAACCTCTGCGTCACGACTTCCGCGAGCGCGTCCGGGTCGACCTGCGGCGCCGCCTGGGGCGACTGCCGCGAGGCGAACACCTGCGCGAACGCTTCTGCCGCCGCGTCCTCGTCACCCGAAAAGATGGCGCCGAGGGCGTCTTTCAGCCTGGCCTTGACCGTCTCGTCGGGAGATGGGCCAGGCGCGGCTGATGTCGGGACATTGCCCGTTGTTTCCCCGAACTCGGGCATCTGCAGCGCGCGGGCCTGGGCATGGCGCAGGAACTCCGTGGCCTCGCGCAGCCGGCGATCGGCGGCCGACTCCTTCTGCGCGGTGCGCACCAGCTGCTCGAGCGGGACCGAGATTTCCTCGCCATCGACCTTGAGCCGGACCTTGCGGCCCATCATGTCCGGGCCGATGAACCCGTCGTCGTCGGCCA